AGCGCAGGACCGGCTGGAGTTTCTGGCCCTACGGGTCCGAGCGGGGCTAAAGGCGAGACTGGGGCTGATTCGACTGTTCCGGGGCCGATTGGTCCTACCGGACCACAAGGAGTTGCGGGTCCTACTGGACCTCAAGGCGTAAAGGGTGACACTGGCGATGTTGGCGCTACAGGCGCTCAAGGAGTCGCTGGTAGCCCTGGAGTAAAGGGCGATACCGGTGACACCGGACCTATTGGCCCTATCGGGCCTACTGGACCGACCGGAGCTAACGGGGCTAAGGGTGACACCGGAGAAAAGGGTGACACTGGCGCTACGGGTGTGGCAGGTCCTACTGGTCCTGTAGGAGCGGCAGGGGCTACCGGAGATACGGGTCCAGCTGGCCCTACTGGACCTCAAGGTGAGATCGGCTCGCAGGGAATCACTGGACCTCAAGGGACGGTAGTCGATCAGGTTTATAGGGTCGGTGATTCTTTTCAGTTTTATTCAGGCTCATCAACCGTTGGAAGTCCCGTCAGTCTAATTATTGATTTAGTCGATGGTGGAAGCCCGACTAGCACCAGCATTGGTTTAATTGACGGAGGCACGGTATGACACAGATTCAGATTAGGCGCGGCAACGCTGCTGCCTGGACGGCTGCTAATCCCATTCTTGCTCAGGGTGAGCTTGGTATGGAGATTGACACGTTCAAGATCAAGGTAGGTAACGGTTCGTCTACGTGGACGGCACTGTCCTATTTCCCCGTTCATTGGGATGCCGTTAACGGTAAGCCTGCTGTTATTGCTGCGGGTGCGGATAAAGCTGCTGCTAGGGCCGCGATTGATGCTGCCTCGTTGGATTCCAACGGGCGTGTGCCGGTGTCTCAGCTTCCTGCATCTTTGATGCAGTATCAGGGCGTTTGGGATGCTTCTAGCAACTCCCCTAGTCTTGCGGACGGCACGGGCGACAACGGCGATGTTTACCGGGTGACGGTTGCAGGTGACCGCAACCTTGGCTCTGGCTCTATCTCTTTCGCTGTTGGCGATTACGTGATCTACAACCAGGCCGGTGTGTGGGAGAAGTCTGACACTACGGACGCTGTAGCGACTGTCTCAGGGCGCACGGGCAATGTCACTTTGACTTCCGCTGATGTGGGCTTGGGCAATGTCGATAACACGTCTAACACGACTGAGCGTGCTGCTGTGGCGACTCTTTCTAATAAGAGGATAACGCCGCGTGTCGGCACGGTTGCTTCGTCTGCTACCCCGGCGATTGATGTGGGTTTGTTCGATCAGTTCAACATCACTGCGTTGGCTGCGGCGATCACGTCTATGACGAGCGGTTTGACTGGAACTCCGGTTGACGGCCAGAAGTTGTTGATTCGCATTAAAGATAACGGGACTGCACGGGCAATCACCTGGGGCGCAAGTTTTGTTGCTTCCGGTTCCTCAGCATTGCCGACTACCACGGTTGTGAATAAGACGCATTTGGTTGGTTTGATCTACGATTCAGCCACCGCTAAGTGGGTTTGTGTGGCTGTGGATGCGGCGGGTTACTGATGCCGTTAGCAATTAAGGGTGTAGCTACCGACTACTCAATGCCCACTCACAGTGCGGGTGATTTGCTTTTGGCTATTCAGCATTCATCAAACGCGGCTTTTCCGGCAGAGTGGACAAGCATAGCTTCCGCAGCAACTACTTGGAATTATGACGCATACCGGGTTGGATACCGTATTGCTACAGCGAGCAACACTGTGCCGACGACGAATACGACTGGTCAGTCTACGAGAACCTATTCGATAACAGGGTTTAAGGAATCTGCGCCAATCGCGGCGTTTGGCACTCAACAATACGCCGCCTGGAGTAACCCAGTAGCCTGTATCGCCCCTAGCATAGATGTGCCTGGTGCGTCAGGAACCACTAATGGCAGCGCCTTTTTTATGGCTAGCTACAATGGTTACGGCCCAACGGTTCCTGCGGTAACTACTCCCAAAGTAGCTGCAACCACTTTAGCTAGCGGCGATTTCACTATGGAGTGCTGGATAAAGCCCAGAACCATACCGGCGGGAGGGGCATACTCAGCTATCTACGCAGACAGAAACGGTAACGATTTCACCGGCTTTCATCTTTACTTAACAGGTCACTCAACTGGGAATGGCAACGTCGGAGTTGTGGCCGGTGATGGGAGCGGTTGGCAGGTTCTTAGCCTGCCAACCACTAGCGGAGGAATTACAGCCGGTAGCTGGTCGCACGTTGCCATTACCCGAAGCGGTTCGACCTTTAGGACGTTTGTCAACGGAGTTGTTCAAGCAACCATTACTGCAAGTATCAGCTTGGCGCAAGGAACAACCTCAAGAATTGGCCTTGATGCTGGTGGCGCGGCTGGAACATTTGATGGATATATGTCGAACTTCCGCATCGTTAAAGGAACCGCCCTATACACGTCCAACTTCACGCCATCTGGTCCGCTGACGGCAGTCAGTGGAACTGGTCTATTGACGTTTACAAGCCCGACAGTTGTAACGGATTCCAGCGGCAATAACCTGACACTGACCGCACCCACACCCTCAGCAGGCTCGACAACCCACAGCATTTTGCCTAATGGAGACAGCCCGTTCAGTTCACTAAATGACGCTCTACGTTTCACGCTTTTTGTCGGATACGGTGCCGGAGGCAACCCGCCAGCTTTAAATAATGGACTAACTGTTGGTGGCCCTGGAATGTCAGTGGTGTCCTCTGGTGGCTACCACGCGATCATAGAAGGCGGCGGCGCAGGGCCGATCTACAACATGGGTTCACCAGGCGCTTCCTACGGCGGCGGCAGGGCAATAGTCACTGTGTCGATAAACCCTGCTCCTTCTTCCGGCTTCTTCTCAATGTTCTAGGAGAAAAATGAAACAAATTGTTCTAATTATCTGCCTAGTAGCCGCACTGTTGACTGGTTGCAAAAAGGGTTCTGATCTAGTTCTTCCCCAGGGAACAGGCATGTCCGATTACAGCGCATCGCATGCAAAACCTGGATAGGTACGCAAAACAGGTATTGAAAGCAGGCCAGGATTTAGGCATCAGCCCTCGCGGGATCGTGATCGCCTTCGCGACAGTATTTGTTGAGTCGAACTGGATCATGTACGCGAACAAAGCCGATCCGGAGTCGCTGAGCTTTCCGCACGAAGCGTTGTCGTATGACGCTAATTCTGTCGGTCTGTTCCAGCAGCGTGCGGAGTGGTGGGGGACCTGTGCGGATCGCATGGACCCCTACCGCTCTGCGGTGATGTTTTACAACAGCCTGAAACGTTATGACTACAACAGTGAATCTCGCTCCCCCGGTGCTTGGGCGCAGCAGGTGCAGAGCAGCGCGTTCCCGGACAGATATGACCAACGTGTCGAGGAAGCCATTGCCCTCTACCAAAGGCTCGCCAAGCCAGCGGAGGAACCTATGGAGAAGATTCTCAACTACCCCCGGAACATCGTTCCGCAAGAGCGATCCTGGGATTGCGGCCCTGCGTCAGCACAAATCATTCTGGCTTCGCAAGGTATTAACAAAGACGAGCAGTGGCTTATCGACCAAATCGGAACCACGATCAATGGTACAAACCACTCCGGTCTGATTACCCCAGTGTTGAACAATCTACTTCCGGGTTCTGGGTACACCGTGGTGTGGATTCGGAAAGAGCCGGTGCCTCGCACACAAGTCGAGGCGCTGTGGAAGAACGTGGTCAAGAGCATCGACGGTAACCGTGGTGTGATCCTGAACTTCGTAGCGCCACCGAATAACTTCCCGCGTGGCTCTAACGGTTCGACCTCGCCGCAGTATCGTGGATCGAACACCATCTACCACTACGTGGCAGGCATGGGATATGCGGTCGATAGTGCGGGTGGGCGGCACATTTGGATCGCCGACCCAGGTTTTAAACCGTTTGGCTACTTCTGCTCGCTTGAGCAAGTGGCGACTCTGATTGTTCCGCATTCGTACGCTTTTGCCGAAACAGCACCCAAAGTGGTGTCACCACCCCCGGCCCCCCCTGTTCGTCCTCCTACGGAGTACCCAGTGCCCCTTACGGACACACTGGAGGAACTGCTGACTGAGTGGAACGCCAGTGAGTACGGGGACTTGGGCGCTATTGAGTCCATCGTGAAAGCAGCACAGGCCGGTGACCCTCACGGGTCCGCAGCGTTGGGCTTGTTGGAGCGAGAAAACCCTGACGCTCTCCAAGCGTTCATCACAATGAAGAAGGGCTAGGCATGACCCCAAATATCCGAAAGTATCTATACACATTGGGTGTGGTGGTCTTTGCGGCGCTGACAGTGTTGTCCACGTTCAAGATCATCGACCCGAATACTGCTGAGTCAGTATCTGCGGCGCTGACTTCAGTGCTGGGTCTGTTTGGTGTGACGGTGGCAGGTACTGCTGCTTACAACACGCAGAAGCAGATCAAGAAGGGGACGTTCGATCAGGTGTCCCCCGCAGACATGGTTATCCAGGGCATCAACGATGTTGTTGCCCAGGCTGAGTCTGCCCAGTCTGATGTGGAACGTGTCAAGGATGCGGTTTCTTCAGTGGTTAGGGACATTCCGATCCTTGGTCCGCTCGCCCAGCAGGCTTTAAATAGCCTGCCCAAACTGTAGTAAGGAGGGGGGTAGGACTTGACCGCCAAAGAACTACTCCCCTCTGCCCCTCACATCATTGGCCCTACGTGGCAAAAAACGATTGATGGTTTCTGGTATCTGCCAGAGCACTCACTGGGGTGGGGAATCCTGAACTGGTGGGCGACTTACGTTAAGTCCCCCGGTGGTGAACACGCGGGTGGCCCGTTCATGCCGACGCTTGAGCAGGCCCGGTTCATTCTGTGGATGTATGCCGTCGATGAGAACGGTAAGTACTTGTATCGGAACATTGTGTTCCGGCGTATGAAGGGTCACGGCAAGGACCCGTTGGCGGCAGCTGTGTCGCTTGCGGAGCTTTGCGGACCTGTGGCTTTTAGCCACTTCGATAACAGCGGGAATGTTGTCGGCAAACCGCGCCACGCGGCGTGGATTCAGATTGTGGCTGTGTCGCAGGAACAGACAAAAAACACTATGTCCCTGTTCCCCGTGATGGTTTCATCGAAGATGAAAGAGGACTACAGCCTTGAAGTGAACAAGACCATCCTGTACTCAGGTGAGGGTGGTCGCATTGAGTCAGTGACAAGTTCACCACACTCAATGGAGGGTAACCGCCCTACGCTGGTTATCCGTAACGAAACTCAGTGGTGGCAAGAGGCCAACTCAGGTCATGAACTTGCGGGTGTTATCGAAGGTAACGTAACGAAAATCCCCGGTTCGCGGACCATGAGCATTTGCAACGCACACATCCCTGGTGAAGATTCGGTTGCAGAGCGTGACTATGACGCATGGCAAGCCGTTATCACGGACCAGGCTGTGGATGTTGGCACTCTCTACGATGCGCTTGAAGCTCCCGCCGATACACCTGTTTCGGAAATCCCTTCCGCGAAAGAAGACCCGGAGGGTTACGAACAGGGGTTGGCGAAGCTACGCGAGGGTATAGAGATTGCCCGTGGCGATTCCAACTGGCTGCCGATTGACACCATTATTGACTCCGTGCTGGATGTTCGTAATCCGATCACGGAGTCCCGCCGTAAGTTCCTGAACCAAGTGAACGCCTCAGAGGACAGCTGGATAGCCCCGTACGAGTGGGATGCCACTGCTGATCC